CAAGAATTTTCCCGATCAATTGCTGTGGTGTTTTTTTACGTTAATGAAATACAAAACGATAGAATGATGTACGACAAGGCAATGAGTGAAATGCAATCTGATAAAAATAGAGCAATATTGCGTTCTCGTAAATCAGAAGAAAAAATAAAACAATTAGAAATAGAATTAAATAGATTAAAATCAATTGTAAACTTATGAAAACAATAAAACAATTACCGAGTGGTGTTTACTCAATTATTACTAATGGACGAGTTGAAATTTACACCGAAAAAGAATTTAATAATCTTTATGCTCACAATTTATGGTGGTATAAAATCAAATCTAAATATTTTACAAAATGAAAAACATTTCTTTATTAGACGGAACAATTGAAAACCAAGACAAACTTGAAAAATTGGCGATCAATGACGAATTTTACTATGGTAAGCTAAACACCCAAGTTTTAAGCAGTTCATCGATCAAATTGTTGGTTGATAGTCCTAAAAAATATTATTATGTAAACAAATATGGTGGACAAGAAACTCAAGGTATGCGAGACGGACGTTTATTGCATACTTTAATCCTTGAGCCCGAGAAGTTTGATCAATTCCATTTTGTTGATGTAGCATCTAAAAATTCAAAAGCATATAAACTCGCTAAAGAGGAATATGGTACAGCCTACACCTCAAAGGAAAAATCTGATGCAGAACGACTTGCAGATGCTTTATTAAGAAATGAATGTGCTTTGCGATACCTTAATGGTGCAAAATTTGAAGTGCCAAAAGTTGATGTAATACAAGGAATACCATTTCGTGGAAAAGCAGATATATTACGAAATAGTGGTGGTATTTGCGACATTAAAACGACAACTGACATAAAAGCATTTAAATATAGTGCTAATAAATATGGTTACGATATACAATGCTATATTTATTGCCAATTATTTGGTATTACTTATGATCAATTTACTTTCCTTGTCCTTGACAAAGGAAGCCTTGACATTGGGGAATTTAAATGTAGTGAGGAATTTTATTTACGAGGAAAACAAAAAACAGAATTAGGTATGCAAAGATATTCCGAGTGGTTTATTGATGATGCCGATTTAGACAATTATTATATTAAAGACATTTTATGAAACCATTAGACCAAATTGTAACGAAACTAAATGCATTAGCAGACCTTAACATATTAGACAATTCAAGACAAAGACAATACATAGATGCGAGGGCAGTTTTTTGTGTTATTGCTTACAGATATGTAGGATTAACCCTAAGCCAAGTGGCACAATATTTTAAAGACAGAGGAAAAAATAGTGATCACGCAACTATACTACACGCAGTAAAAAATTATGAGATTTATTCTAAATATAATCCAAAACTTAATTTGTGGTTGTCAGATATTATATGCAACACAGATTTAAAGGTAACTTCTAAAAAAGAAATTATGATCCATAAGATTACTCAAATGAATGAGAATAATATTGATTTGTTAGAAAAACCTATTGAAATAATTTACTCAAAAAATATAAAAGAAAACCAAGAAACAAATGAAAACTAAAAAAGTAAAAATACACGAAATACGTGAGAACGATAATAACCCAAGATTTATAAAGGACTTTAAATTCAAAAAATTGGTTAATAGTATAAAGGAATTTCCTAAAATGCTTGAAATTAGACCAATTGTAGTAAACCAAGACAATGTTATACTTGGTGGAAATATGCGATACAAAGCAAGTGTTGAGGCAGGACTAAAAGAGGTTTGGGTTACCAAAATAGAAGATTTAACATTAGACGAACAAAACCAATTCATAATAAAAGACAATGTAGGTTTCGGACAATGGGATTGGGACTTACTTGCTAATAATTGGGATACAGATTTATTGAATGATTGGGGATTAGAGGTTATGGCATTAGAGGAAAGTTTTGAGGAGGGAGATTTCACAGAGGACACCGAAACACCAACAACAGACGAAGTGATCATAAATCTATCTATGCCATATTACCAATATGAGAAAATGGAAAAAGACTTTCAAGAATTTATTAAAAAATATCCTAACGTAATATGCAAGATCCAAAATTAAATGTACTAATATATCCAATGCTGTCGGTTGATGTTTTGAATGCTGATAGCAATTATATTATTATTAAGCAACTATGCAACGAATTACTAAAGACGGGCAGGTATAATTTCTTTTTACTTGTTGATGCTAATAGAAAATATGTAAAAGACGATTTAAACTCATTGGTTAAAATTTTAAAGATACCAATGCCTAAATCTAAAAAGCACCAAGTAGTACATTTTAATAGTAATATCTTTAGGGCAATATTTAAAAAATATTCCTTTGATATTATTTGGAATAATGTAGTCGAGCAAGGACACCATTTAAGGTATTTCCAAGATACCATTGTTGATGATTTTAGACCAAAAGTGTTTAATTACCACCATTATGTAATACACCGAAGTTTAGAACGGGTTACGAGTTATTTACCTTGTTTGCACATTTTATACGACCAATTAGTTGGATCATTGGGCGCTGATATGAATTTCTTCCATACCAAGTATTGTTATGATATGCTGATAGAGGAAGCAAATGATGTGCTAAATTCTGATAAAATTTCGTTATTAAAAGAAAAAAGCCAAATAAGTTTAGGTGGTTATTGCAATGAAATAGAACAAGGGCAAAAATATGAGAAATTTACCTTTATCTATAATCATAGGTTAGACGGGTACAAAAATTGGAAAGACACCTTTGCTATATTTGATCAATTGCATAGTGAGGGATTAGATTTCCAAGTGGTATTAACTGCAGGAGATAAGGACAATATTAATACAATAAATAAAAAACCTTATACCATAGTTAAATCATTTACTAAACACCAAGACTATTTAAAGGAATTGTCCAAGTGCCACTCAAATGTAATTAATAGTAGGCACGAAACATTTTGTATTAGTATAGCAGAAAGTATTATGAATGATCAAGTAGTAATATTACCAAATAGGTGCACCTTTCCCGAATTAGTCGGAGAGGATTATCCTTATTTATTTGAAACTATGGACCAACAGATTGCGATTATGCGAAAACTAATAAAAGACGGAATAAAAGAATATAAGCATCATACTAAACCACTATTAAAGTTATCAAATCACGCAGGTAATATCCATAAGTATTTTACTCAATTAGGAATAAAGTCAAAACAGAACATATTTGACAGCATTAAGAAACAAGCGAGTAAGAATAAAATTGTAGAGTATTTGGAACACCATAAAGAAATTGATTTGACTAATTTTAAAAATTATGTATTTAAGTTAGGATATGCTTCACAAAGTTTTCCAAATGGTAAATTGAAACAATTACTAAACGAATTTGGTTACGATTATAATATAAACTTAGACAAATATATCAAATGAGTAAATCAGACAAAATCCGACACACCAAGAAGTCTTTGATCAATGCGTTGGAAAAAGCAATGGGTGTAGTAACTACTGCTTGTAAAAATGTAGGAATACACCGATCAACCTTTTATGAGTACTATAACAATGATCCCGAATTTAAAAAGGAAGTAAATGATATTGGTAACGTGGCACTCGATTTTACAGAGAGCAAAATGTTCGAACAAATAAGGGACGGAAACACTACGTTGATCAAGTTCTATCTTGCAACAAAAGGAAAGAAAAGAGGTTATGTTGAGCGCCAAGAGATTACGGGATCAGACGGAGAAAAATTATTTGAAATAAAAATAATAGATACCGATAACTTAGACGAGGATAGTGGAAATACAGACGAATAAGGTTTTTAGGCATTGCGACAATGCAAAGACAAAAATATTAGTTGAGCAGGGTGGAACTCGTTCGGGGAAAACCTACAATATACTATTATGGATAATCTTTAAGTATTGCTATCAAAATACCAAAAAAACAATTACAATCTGTCGTAAGACGTTCCCTGCTGTTAGAGGAACTGTTATGCGAGATTTCCTTGAAATATTAAAAACTAATAAAATTTACAATGAGGGTGATCACTCAAAAAGTGGGAATGAGTATTATATCAATAATAATCTTATTGAGTTTATCTCGCTTGATCAACCACAAAAAATACGTGGTAGAAAAAGAGACCTATTATTTGTCAATGAAGCAAACGAAATTAATTTTGAAGATTGGCAACAACTTATATTCC